ATATCTTTCAGGTTGATAACCATTTAAATCTAACATAAAATAATTACCTGTAGAGTCACAACTTATTTTAGAACCACTACCATAAGGAACAATTACTTCATCAGTTTCAGCATCAAGTATTGAATAAAATGATGATGTGGCTGGTAAATACTTAACAGATAAATTTGCAGGAGTTGTAGAATAAGAAGCTTCAGGAAACCTTTCCCTACCAACTAATCTAAATTTTACTCTTGATTTTTCTTTATATTCTGGCCTTAAACCTTTCATATAAACTGTCATATCTTCTAAGTTGGCTTGAGTTAATGGTGATAATGAACCAACTGACCATTTAGAATCATCCCAAACTGTTTCTAATGTTGGTGGATATTTTGTATGTGTATCTGATGAAAAGAAAGAAAGATTACCAAAATGAGAAGTGTTACCTTCATCACTTGTAGTATCTAAATTTCCCAAATGTCCTTTTCTTTTAACTATAAATCCATGATTGACAATAGATCCAGACATCCATTTTCTAACTATATCTGTAACATCCATTCTTATATCTATAGTCTTATGATCAAATGATTGAGAAGCTTCATATCCACTTCCACTAACCCAGCTTCCTCCAGACGAGCTAGCCTCTCCCCATATAGTTCCTTGAGTAGTATCATTTCTATAATTCCAACTAGCACCCGTAGTAGTAATTGGATTATCGTAGGAAGTTCCTTGTCCCATATCCCAAGATTGACTTACTGGATATGCATATAAACTTTGTGAGATATTTAAATTAGATGACTTAGCGTCATATAAATTTAAATAATATTTTGCACTTTTAGATATAGTACCATCTATAAGAGATCCAGATAGAGAACTTAAATCAAATTTTATTAAAATACGAGATACATTAACCACATCACCCGAATCACTAACTGTTTTTTGTACTTCTAATACCTCGTCCAATCCAGCATTCAAACTACCTGTACCTTGATATAAAGTTGTATCTTTTTCTGCGAATGTAAAATAATGCATTTATCTACTCCCTAACCCCTAAGTTATCACCCAATACTTTTCCTTTAATATCTGTGTTAGGGTATTTAATTTCAAATATACTTGGGTCTAGTGCTGGATATAAAATACCACCGCGTAAAGCTGTATTAATATCAAAGAAGTTTCCAGAATACCCCTGTGATACTTGATATTTATTTTCAATAACAATTGGTAAATTATTACTATTATTTTCTGTTGGATTAACAACAGTAGCTACACCATCAACTAAAGATATTTCATAAACTAAATCGGCAAGAACTATCGGTTGACCTATTTGCCATCTATCAATATCAAAAAAGTTTTGTATTGTAGATACACAACGTAATAACACTTCTTGTTTATTAAATCCAACTTTCGTAAGTATTGAAAAATTAACACCTATGTTAATTATGTAAGCATCTTTAATGTTTATTGCATCAGTCACTAACCTATATTGTGATAAATAAGTTTTTAAATTTTGTTTACCAGTTTGTGTTAATGGTGCTAATTTTTTATTACCATCAAATCCAAGAGTATACATATTCATTGCTAATGGATTTGGTATATTATTAACTTGTAAATCTTTTAAACTAGTTCCAACATCAGCATCAGTTATTTCTCTTTCTAATGTCTCCATCATACCAATTTTACTAAGTTGTTCATCTTGTGACATATGAACTTTAGCAACTGTACCATATTTTGGCGGTAAAGAATATGCCCTTACAATATAATCGTCTTTAGTAACTGCTCTTTGTTGAGATTGAAAATAAGATAATGCATTTTCTCTCACCTCTCTAATAGTTTCACCAGAAGAACCACCTGTAGCTGGCTTTGGATTAGTAAAAGAAACAGAATCTTTTGATTCTTGTACTAAACTTGTAGATAATCCATTCTCACTAATATTAAAACTTATAGGACCTAATCTACTAACATCTCCTGTATTTACATTATCGTCTACACCACCACCATAAGAATATTCTATAGTTAAAGTTGTGTTGGCTGGTGCCATTCCAAATGTACTTGTCTTTAAAAAATTAGAAGGATCGAAAGCAGTTGTTAAATATGTTGGACTACCTGGTAAATTTGAACCAACATTTGTAGGATTTGGAATAATCTCTTCATCAGGATTATCTGATATACCAGCTCCAAACCTTAAAACTATTTCATCTTTATCATTTATATAAGTTGTAAATCTTCTAGAAACTCTTTTTAATTTTAATATGTAAGCCGCCACTTCTCTATCTCCAACAGATGAAGGATCGTTAGCGAAATTATTTTCCATTTCTTCATATATAGTATCTCTTGCTAAAGAATCTACTTCATACCATTTATTACCATCACTATCGGTACAAGATATAATTTCAATTACATCAGGATTACCCAATCGTATTTGTGAGTATTTTTCTGCAGAACCAAAGTCAAAATATTCTGTTGATATTTCACCACTCTTTGCTTTTATTTTTTTCTTTAGTAAAAATTTAGTTGGTTCACCACTATCTGTTTCAAATATAGTAACATCTCTTTTATCATAAGAACTAGAAAATTTAAAGTTGCAATCTTCAAGTGTTCTAAAAGTTGTTCCATTAGAATTAGCATTAATTTGAGTACCACCATTTACCGTTAAAGCATATCTATAGTCTGGTAAACCATTTAAAGCTGGTACAGTTTGAAATACATCCAAAATTACTTCAGATGCAGAAGTTGTCTTTGGTTTATATCCAAATGACTGAGCTATATTATAAACATTCTTTTTTTCTTCAGCATAAGCTAATAAAGATTCTCTAAATTGTGAATCTATATAATATGAAAGAACATCACCAACATACGCTGCCATTTCAATAAACAACATACCAGGTGAAGCTTCATTAAAATCATTATATGTATCTGGAAAATATTGTTTAGAAAATTCAATTAAATTACCTTTAAAATCATTAAAGTCTTTATTAAGATAATTAACTGATTTTACTGTGTCCTTTTGTATACTTGTACGTGCCATTAATATCCTCCTGGTCCACTCATGTCACCAGCTCCTGGTAACACTTTATCTACTTCAGTAGCTTCAGTAGCATTAAGTGTTAACGACTGATTTATTTGTGGATCTAGTGTTGTTGAAAATTTTATGGTAACATATACTTTTTCTGATTGATTTATATCACTCTGTGTAGCTATATCCAATATATTAATATATGGTAAAAATTTAGTTACAGCTTCTGAAATAACATCTTGGATTTTTGTTGGTAAATTTTCATCTTGTTGTTCAAAACAAACTTCTCTTAATCGACAACCAAACTCTAGATTACCAACTCGTTCACCAGGATATGTTAGTAATAAATTTCTAAGATTGTGCCTAGATTGTTCAATTGAATTTCTAGTCATAGAAAAACTATTATTGGCATCTGCTCTCAATGGAAAAGATAATCCTATATATGTGTTTGCATCTAAATCTAGTTCTCTAGCACTTCTTGGCATTATCCAAGTCCTCCTTGTTTCTTTTTATTTAAAGCTTTCATTAAATCACCATAATCTCGTGTCAAAGCACTGGTTACGTGTTCAGGAACTTGATTAACTGATTTACCAGCTTTCTTTATAGTGTCTACTGCTACCATATCACGTTTTACATCCTCTGTTTTACCATATCCCATTAATTCGGACATCTTAGATGTATCAAAAGTTCCACCGCCTAATGTTGGATACTCACTACTTTGTTTTTTACTAAGAGCAACAGTTTCATTCAGAACATCATTTAAAGATTTATTGTTTGTATACTTTACTTGTTCTATTGGTTCTGAAACTTCCTGTTGTATAACGTCAGCTAATTGTGGTTCTGAAGTTTTTTGTTCTCTTATAAATATCTCATTTATTTCTTTTTTTATTTCTCTACGAACAACTTCTTGGATTATTTTTACCAACTGTTTTTTAGTCATGATAACTCCTATACTGTTTTTACTTTGTTACTTAATAATTTTATCGCAGCTAATTGGCCTTTAATTGTAGTAGAGCTTCCCTTGTAAGTACCCAATGCAGTGGCACCTGGTGTTGTAGGTGTTATAGTTCCAAGAGCAGCTGCCAATAATTCTATCAAATTCTCTAACCCTTCTAAATATTTTTTTAAC